GTTCTTAATAATGAAGTTGAAATTGAATTTGTTAATAGTTTAATTGAGTCTGGTAAGTTCTCTGATGAAGAAATTGAAAAGATTGTAGAAGCACAAGTTGCTCGCAATAATCCTGAAAAGTATGAGCGGGATCAAGAGAAGAATGATACCAGAAGCAAGAAGCAAAAGAGAATGGCAGATCCTGAAAGAGGAATCAATTCGCCTGAATTTGAGAAGTTTATGCAGCAACAGGGGATGTGATATAAAACTCGCATAATATTCTAAGGAGGATTGACAAGTCTCCTTTTTTTATGTAGACTAGGTTTGTCCCCGTTAAAGATAAATAATATCTTAAGATATTATATTATGAGTTATGAAAATACCTGGAATTATAATGGCAAAGTTTTTAACTCTGTTAATATTCACGACTACTTTAGTTTTGTTTATAACATTACCGGTAAGTCATAATAATCCAAAAACTATAATAGAATTAATTAACAATAAAGATTAGTCCTTCCTTTAATTGTCTCTTATATTTTTGGTGTCCTATTTTCTTTTCTTTTAAGTAAGATACAACACTTTCCCAAATATTTGTACCATCACTCACTTTTACATTTCTTGATGTTGTGAGTGTTTTTTTATGTTCTTCGGTAAGTTTTTTTCCATACATAGGATTTCCTTCACCAGAATACATTTTACTAAACTTCTCACGAATTTCTGGTTTATACATTGGATTGTATGATTTATCTTTCATTTTTTCACTTCTTATATCGCAGAATTTATTGTTTCTCATAACGACTTCATAGATTCCTTTTCTTTCACTAACAAAAAATCTTCCTTCAATATTTGTATTGTAATAGTCGTCAGTCATTAGAACATCTCTTTTGAATTGCTCCATAGTTTCATAATAAGACATAGATTTTTTATGAGGACATAGGTAGAGTATTTCTCTTAAAAACTTGTCTTTACCAAGAAGTTTTACATCTTTATTAAGATCATCACAAGATCCAAAATATTTTTCCCAATCACTCTCTTTGGTTTTTCTTCGGCCAGTTTTTTTATCTTTTCTTCTTGTCCAAAAAGATTTTTTTCCAATATACTTTTTATTGTTTGTTAGATTTGTTATTAAATAAACAAATCCTTCTATTCCTTTTGGTGCTTCTATAAATTCTGTTTCGTTGTATTCCCAAGACATAGAAACATTTTCTTCCATAAAATTATTTATATTGAAAATATTTTTGATTCCTTGCCAAAATCTTGGATCAGTGCTATACTGTACGCATATACAATTATTGTTGTTATGGAAACTTTGGAAAAGACCCTGCAGGTGACCCATGACTGGGCAGTTGACAGACTGAACATTCTTTGTGATATGGAGACGGATGATGTGTTAAAATCTATAGAAGATGCTCATGCGATCCAGTCAGAGTTTGCCGAATGGTTAGATCCTAATCTTGAGGATTATGAAATTTACTCACTTGAATATCTTAAAGATGATAATTAAAAAAAGATCTCTAACATGACACAAACACTATTGATATTCATGTCTTTTCTGAACTTTATGTTCTATCCATTGGTAATAGCAACTATTATTGCTGTTGTCATAGAGCAATTGGTAAGAAAGTTTGCTGATTCAGATCCTCAATCTTATGCTGATGCCCGTGATATTCGTATATCTATGGGAGTTAGAAAGTATCTTTATAGACAAGCATGGATTGTTAATATCTTATGGCTCTTAGGATACTTGGTGCTTATGTTTATGAATAGACAAGCACCACAGCAGATGCCAGATATGATTTGGCAAGGGTAGGTTGACAAAATTTAATATTTCATATATACTTCTGCTGTAAATTCCAAGTTAAATGATTTTTGAAGTCTTATCGGCAGTATCTGTTGCTGCTTCTCCTCCTCCTTCTCCGTCATGGAAGTGTGAAGGATGTACGCCTGACGAAAAGATTGCTCTAGCGTATATTCAAGAAAGGACAAATATTACTGATAGAAATGCTCTTGCCACTATTATGGGTAACATTAAGCAAGAGAGTGAGTTTAAATCTAATATATGTGAAGGTGGTGCAAGGGTTAATTATGATAAGTGCCATAGAGGTGGTTATGGATTGATTCAATGGACAACTGTTGGTCGTTATAATAATCTTGGAAAGTTTTGTAAAAATTATGGGTGTGATCCTAGTTCATTGAAAGGACAACTTCGTTATATGATTAATGAGAATATCTTCCAGACACAACTCCCTTATTTTGAAGGTAGTGGTATGACTGTTAGTTATTATATGAATGCTGCTTATCGTTGGTTAGGATGGGGTATTCATGGTGCTAGAACTAACTATGCCTATGATTATACTAAGAAAATGGTATTGGGAAGAATTTGACAATATCCATGAAGTGATATATAATATGGCGACAAAGAATGGTGATACTACCACTCAGTTAGACTTTCTTGGAGGTTCTGAAAGATTTCAAGAAGGTTGGCAATTCGGAACTGGTTTAGGACAATTTAAATGAAGAAAATTATTTTTAGTTTGCTGGCAGCTGCATCATTATCTACTCCAGTTTTTGCAGACCCACTTAAAGATAGTGAATATTACACTACGCATTCTATGGGTTGTATGCTACTCCAAGAATGTAATGATGATGTCGAAGAAATCTATAGTATTCTTGATATTACTATCCATTATCCTAATAGTAATTTTTATCATGTTGCTGATGAATTCAACAGGATGCTTGTCCATCTTCAACAAGTTGGAGTTAAGGTGTTTCTAGCAGATGAAAAATATTTCCTTGTTGGACATCGTGGGGTCTATCACACAGTTAGTAATAACTTCTATCTAAACAAAGCATTCATGCATCGTCCTCATGTATTGATGGGTGTAATGCGTCATGAAGGATGGCACGCGGCACAGGATTGTATGGCAGGCACTATTGGGAATAGTGTGCTTGCTATCATTAAACCTGAAGAGGAAGTTCCACCATTATGGCGTGAGATGGTTGAACGTACATATCCAGAGTCTGCTGTACCTTGGGAAGCAGAAGCATCTTGGGCAGGTAGAACAGGGGGTATGACAGAGAGAGCACTTTCTGCTTGTGCTGAGGGTGAGATGTGGACAATATACCCTCCCACACCACTAACAAAAAAATATCTTATAGAAAATGGATATATGAAATGAATAATTGGTTATATATAAACAAATTTTGAATAAATATTAATATCCTAAACAAGGAACCAGCCAAGAAGAGTTCTGTGAAACCTCCTTGTGTTATAATGGTGAACTCTTTGTTGGGTAAAGAATTTAAAACATGTCCACTTTAACCAGAGATTTATTAATTAAAACCATTGTTGCTAATGAAATGAAAAATTACAATGGTACTAATTATACTCAACAATTAAAAAGCATATATCATAAATGGGAACATCAGTCGAGTGATGTTCTTTGTAAAAAATTTAATAAAATAGAAAATTCAAATGTTACCGTTGATATACTAAAACGATAAATAAAAGAGATTAACTCTTTACTCATGGAATTAAATCCAAAGAAAGGGGAATCCAAAAAGGGCAATAAATTTGAGTGGGCGGATGAGGGTGTATCAACTCTTGTCCGAGTTGTCATACTTGGTTGGTCAGCAGCAATTCTGACTCTTAATTATGTAACTGTTCCTGGTGTTCCTCAAAAAAATATCGACCCGACTTTTATCGCCAGTGTTTTTACAGGGACGCTTGCAACTTTCGGCGTCATGCCTTCTAAAAAGAAGGAAGAAAAACAAGCATCTACACCTACATTAGAGAATAAAGAAGGAGTGAAAAAATAGTTATAATATAACACTACATACTATATTGGATTATAAAAAAGGTAAAAATTAAAATGCAAAAATTAATTAACGGAATTGCACTTCTTTCTGGTCTTGTATCCCTATCAGTTGTTGGTAGTGGTGCTTATCTTTATCTCAACAAAGATGCATTAATAGATCAGGTTAAGGAGCAAGCAACAGAACAAATTACTGAAGCAATTACTGGAGCACTTCCTGGAATGTTGGGTTCTGCTATACCTAAACTTCCTTCTGTGACTAGTGGTGCTGTTCCTGAATTGCCATCAGCAACTCCTTCTGTAACTGGAGGAGCACTTCCTTTTTAATATTTGTTAAATGGATGATATCTCTATTATTACTTCTCACGATATTTCTATTCGTGAGATTAGAATTCCTCAATTAAATACTTTAGTAGATAATTATACAAGAATACCTTTAGAACCTTCTGTTGTGGTTAATATTGGTATTCCTGTTGTTGATATTCCAGGATGTGTAGAATCGCATAAAACAAATAATTCCAAAAATAATCAGATAAGAACTGATGATGAAAATGGATTGGTTATATATTGCGATTCTGGTGTTCCCAGTTTTGATCCTATTTCATATGAACCTGAAAATATGATCATCACAATATCAAGTGGTGTTAATATTCCAAAAAATAATCCTATAGATCCAGAAACTCCAGAAATTCCAAAATCTCCATCTATTCCCATTATTCC